ACCCTCCCAAATTGCTTTTGAGATCGCTTCTGATTCCTGTTAGGAGTTGTTCTGCTGTTAATGCTGGCATGTGTTATCCGTTTTTCTGAGCTTTTGCTTCTTCTACTTGTTTTATATGATCTATCAACATCTGAACGTAGATGTCTCTCTCAAACGGTATCAAATTTTCCAATTCAGTAAGCGAGTATTTATGATGCTGAACCATAGAGAACAAAGTCGAATAATAATTCGCTAGGCTGTTATGGATCAGCGAAACATAAAAAAATCATTTAACGAATTTAACATAATCTCCCTATCGTGATTCAAAGAATTTTTGTATTGAATTTTATATTCTAGTTTCGGAACACTTAATAGAAACTTTTGTATTTTTTCAAAAACTTTAATATTCAGATTATCAAGAAATTCTTCAAGGTCTTGTTTCTTATAATCGCTTCCCTGGTAAACTTGATCTTCGTAATAGATAGAATCTATACAACGAATTATAAGTTCAAACATATGTTCTTTAGTTGCATTTAAGAATTCTTCATCGTCATAAAGAGTAGCCGAAGGATACTTCATTATAATGCCCGAATTGTTCGTAATTTTTATATCATTTTCCATTTTTTCCGGTTGAACAATTTTAACCTTATCTAAATCTATATCAAATTCGTATATTTTATTGTCTTCGTTATCTTTATAAGAAACGTTAATTTTGTTATTAACAGAAATTGCTCTTAATCTTAGAAAAATATACTCTAAATCGAAAATAGCAAGTTTGTTTACTTCAAATTTTTGATCTAAACAACAATTATTTACGATCTGTTTTATGGCCGAAAGAATATCAGCCGCATTCTGACTTTCTTTCGCCATTAACAATAATTTTTCTTCTTTAACTAGAAATGGTCTGAAAGGGAAGTCTTTTTTCAAAGAAGGTATTTTAATTTTATGAACCGGATATTCAATTTTAGGCAAATTAGACATATTTTTTCTCCATTATCTAACATTAGATACTTGATCCGTTGTTGTATTTCTCTCGCCACCATTAGATAAATTGGTTGGTTGACTTTGATTATGGCTTCCAACGCCGACTTCTTCTATGGTATATTCCGTATAAGATAAAGCGACGTTTATTCTCATCAGTCCTGGGTCGCCCCAACCAAGAGGAACTTCTCTTATCGCTGTTGGAAATGCTTCAATAAGGTTGATAACTTGAACTTTGTTTCCATAATGATCATATATAACGATAGAAACTGTTGATGTGTATTCTTCTTTATATCCTACAGTGTAACTAGCAAATCCAGCACTGCGAGCCGAATTGTATTCAAATACAGCTCTTGTCCAATGATACCAAAACTGCCAAAATTCGCAAAAATGATCTCCCAATATCGATATGTTCACTTCCGAATATTGAGCCGTTACAGGCATTTTTTGAGTCGGTCCAACACCGTATCTATTGATATCTGAGCTCATTATAGAAATACCGGGAGCTCTGACTTGGTCAATTCTGAACGCTAGATTTTTAGTAACTTCCGATATATTAACAGGCGTTCCTTGAACGTTTAAAAATCCATTCTGAAACACAGGAGGAGTCTGAACATACACTTCAAAAGAATTATTATCTAAATAACCATGTTTCGCTATCGAGGCTCTAAAATTCTCGATATTAAAACCGGATTTTTGAGAATCTCTTTTAACGTCTATTTTTGCCATTTTATCTCCTAGTACGGTGGCGAACCGGCATATCTTGAATTAGGATTAGTTTTCCAATTCTGTAATGGTAGCAGAACAGCCTTTTCCCAATCTTTCGGATTAACTAAATGAAAAGAACTTCTTACATGAGCAAATAAGTATCTTTTTATACAGTTATTGACTCCTTTGAATTGACTAGAATATCTTTTCAATATTTCGTAGGAGATATTTAACTTCGTTGTTTCGTTGTATTTATCATTATTTTTAATATCATCGAGAGATTTCAACAATTGAAGTCTTGCTAAAGGAGGTAAATAATGTAAATTTACTCCTAAAAATCCATCAATATACATTTCTATAGGAAACACCAAAGGGTGAGCATCAAAGAAAGGCAAAATCGTTTTATATTTCGGATCGTAATAAAATAAAAACAAAGAACCTATTTCTGGAGAAGAGAATTTTTTAAATATTTTGTTGGGGTCAGATCTTTGTTGTTTGCTCTGTATTTCGGAAACTTCGTCTTTAAACCAATCTATAGAATCTTTTTGCGAAGATGCTATTTCTCTTGCAGATCTTTTAATAAAGCTGTCAAATTTATTGGTCGCCATTAAAATTTAAGTCCTAATTCGTTTTCTGTTAAAATTCTAAACACGAAACCTCTATCTTTACAATATTCTTGAGCAGCTTTCCATTTGGCCGAATTCACGCCCCAAGTTAACACTTCGTTAAGATACTTTTTAGATTTCTTTTTACTTTCGGTGATGACCGGAGGTTGAGTTTGTTTAAAAGGTTTGATTTCAATCAACTCAGTCTTTGATTTATATTTAACGGTAAAATCTACGAAATATCTATGAATTTTTTGATCCACAGGCGAACGATATGGTATCACGGTTTCTTCGCTTTGCCACCAAACCACTTCCGGATCAGAGTCAAGTTTCATCATATATAAACATTCCCACCAACTTCTATATATGATGTTAGTGGGATCTCCTTTGTATTTTTGAGGATTCTTAGGTTTATAGTAACCTTTGTTTGTAGCCATTCTTATTTTCGAATAAATAAATGTAAAACAATATTTATTAGGGATAACATGGCCGAATTTAATTTTCCTACTCCTCCATCAAGAACAGGCGATTCTAAAACTTTTCCGGGCGATTTGACAGCTGGAGAAAGAAAATTCTATACAGGAATAAGTTTCGTTCAATATTCACCTCCTAGCGGAGTTCCGGGTATGGGCGGAGGCATAAAAGCTGGAGGAGCCTCTCAAATAAAACTACCTATGCCGAAAAAATTGAACGATAATGAATTCGTTATATGGAATGAAATGAGTTTTTGGGATATTATGGGATATAATATGTCCGGTTATAAAGGCGTAGTGGGGCAAGTGGCCGCAGGTTTAGGAGTTATCAATGGCAGAGCACTAAATCCGTACATGGCTTTACAATTTGTTAGACCTCACTTTAAAGATCACACTCTAACTTGGACCTTAGCTCCCCATAATCAACAAGATTCTAATACGTTAAGAGATATTATTAAAGAATGTAAAAGAGCTGCTCTTCCACCGGAAATAAACGGTCCTCTCATAGAATACCCTAAGCTCGCCATAATTGAATTAACAGCGGGATCAGGTTCGGATTATTTGTATCGATTCAAACCTTGTGTGATTTTATCTGTTCAAGTCGATTACACTGGAGGCGGAATGCCTTCATTTTTGAGATCCGGCAGTTCGAGTCGCGGAGCTCCTTCTATTGTGAATTTGACTCTACAATTAAAAGAATACGAACTTCAGTCGGCAAGAGACATTTAAATGGCAGAAAAATATTTCGAAAAATTTCCAACAGTAACTTATTCTAATACCGAAGCAGTAGATATAACAAGACGTGTAGCTGCTTTAGAAAGAGTTGTTTCTAATCCTTATGTTTTTTATCCTTATGAAATAACAAGCGAAGAAAGGGCAGATCAACTTAGTTACAGATACTATAATGATGCATTTAGAAGTTGGATATTTTACTTAACAAATAAAATAACGGATCCTTATTACGAATGGTATTTATCTGAAAACCAATTTGCCGAATTTGTCGTTAAAAAGTATGGTTCTTTTTACGACGCAGAGACTAAAATAAAGTATTATAAAAATAACTGGGAAAATGATGATAATTTGAGCGTGAGTGCTTACAATGCTTTGACAACAGAGATGCAAAATTATTGGGAACCAAGTTACGGTTCCGGTAATAGAATAGATTTTTATACAAGAAAACAAATAGATTGGAAAACAAACACTAATAAAATAATTAGATATAAAGTCAGCAATACTTCTTTTATAGTTGACGAAATCTGTGATGTGTTTTTCAATAATTACGCTTCCGGTAAAGGTCAAGTTCTCTGTATAAATATGGATGAAGCAAACACAGCTAATAGTGAAGTTTATCTACAACACGTTAGCGGAAACTTTTATACCACCAACACAATTACAATAACAGCGAATGTCAGTTATATCTACGGAACAGAAAGTAAAGTCAACACATTCTTTACTTCGGTTTTTGCTGTTTCTAATAATCTTTCGGAAGAAGTCGCTAATTATTGGACTCCCGTCACTTATTTAGAGTATGAAACCGAAAAGAATGAATTTAATAAAACTGTCAATGTTCTTGACAGCAGATTTAAACAAACTATTGCGGATAATCTACAGGATTTATTGAGAGAATAATATGCCTTACGGAGATTTAGAAGTTGAATGCAAAATAGGAGATATGAACTTAT